AGAGCACCAGTTGTTGACTTCCTTTGCAGATTCATCCCCACGATTTAATAGCCTTAAAACAGCCTCTTGTATTTTTATCATATTTATAGGTGGATTATTTACTGTGGCATAAAAGTAATATAGTATTTGCTCTGTTTTAATATGTGGGAATTTACCCTTATTCATTCTTGAAAGTCTGTCATAAACACATAGAATGCCATCTGAGTCTGGCCAAGTTTCCGTCAATTCGTCAATAGTTGTTGGACTTGATGGGAAAAACGGAAGTCTATCAAAACCAGCAAGTTCAATAACTTTTGCTTGTAGGTATTTGTTTATCCAAATTAATGGAGTATTTAGTAGATCTGTATCAGCCATTTATTAGCCCCGCATTCGTTATCCATTTATATCCCACGCTTACTCCTTTTAGTCTTCCTATTTTTTTGCCTGATGCAATATTGCTTTTATACAAAACAGGGTTTTCTAAATATTGGGCCACTCCGCTTGATCTTAAAAATGCTTGAGTAAAATACTTTGTAAAAAAAGAATCAATTGTTTTTTCAAAAGCACCAGTTGTTGCATCTCCTCCAGGATTATCAACAACAATGCTATTTTTAGTAAAAATGGTTTGACCATCTTCTTCAAAAACAAGCAAGTTAGATCTAATTACAACTGATGTTCCTTGCTCCATTATTTTTGCCTTGTCGTAAAATGGTACATTTGATCCATCCTTAATTGATAAAGATTGTTTAAAATTTGTTGTAAAAGATAGTCCCAAATTATTAACTGTATAATCTATATCGTATAGTCTTGCATCTGGACTTCCTGTTTTAGACCACTCATACATGTGATGGAGTGCTTCTGGGTTTACCCTTGCATTTGAGTCAATATATTTTTCTAAAACTTCTTTCATATTTAATCCAAGGTTTTTAAAAAATACTGACTTACCTGATTTTACTCCGTCTAAGTATCCTAAAGAATATTCAACAATATTGTTCATGTCTTTTTTAAATTGTCTGGTGTCTACAGATACTCTCATTATATGTCCGATGACTGATTCTCTGAACGGCGTATTGCTAAAGCATAATAATCTGGATCTCCAAATGGGCCTATGATTGGTGACTGAGATTCTATCTCGTATATTGTTGACTTACCAGCACGAATTCCAGAAGTTTCTATATAAAGCGGAACGTCGGTTCTTGTTCTAATGTTTGTTATAACTACGTTTGTTATTGCGTCAGCATTATTCTCTTGTGAAATCCTAATATCTTTTTTTGTTCTACCCGTTAAAACCTTTTTTAATGTTATGTTTACATTTGGTTTTACTTCTTCTTCTACAGTGCCATCTTTAGAAAAGTTACAAACAACAGTCTTATTAAAAATCCAAGTTTTTGTAACGTTTCCATAAGCGCCCTGTTCAACTATTGGATAGTAGACATCTGCTTTCATGGGATACATGAAGTCTGTATCTTCGCATGATTCCATTATAAAATCCCAGGCTTGACAATGTTATTGAGGTACTTGTTTAAAATTTTATCTACTAGGATGTTTCCAGTTCCATCAAGTAATCTCTTATCATACTCAATCTTAAACTGCTCTGTGCTATATGCTTTTACATATCTCTTATAGTAGTCAAGTCTTCCACACTTAATGTCATTAATAAGCATCTTTGTTGCGTCTTGAATATCATATGGTACTACCTTATATCCTGTTTCTAAAAGAATAATATAATCTGTTCCTTCAGAAAATGCTACTCCAGCACTAACCGTTTGAACATTTCCGCTGTCTTCTGTATCAAATAAAGAGATTGAGTCTGAGTATCCTAATGGTATTCTTGCTGGTTTTCTTTCTGCACGGTTTAAAGCATCTACTGTTTCTACAGGATCCTTTGTAATTGCAGTCTTGTCTTTTGTTATTAAATAGTTATATGTAGTTAATGCTGCTGGATCTTCTGATGAGTCATATACTAGTTCTGCATTTTCGTGTACCGTTAAAATTTTATGTACTTTATCCCATAGCGGAATGTAGTCAGTTCCTTGGCCAACAACTTCTAGGTAGGTTCTCTTATAATAAAAGCCACCGACAACTGAATCAATTATTGCTCTTGCAAGGTTTTCATACTCTGTATATTCTGTAATTTCTGTTGGTGTTGTTCCAAGTGTTGCTGGATCTACATATGGTCGTACAATGTCTAGATTGTCCTGAAGAACAATATCTCCACGAATATCTTGAACTCCAGATACTGTAATGCTTTCGTAAATTGTAACGGGATAAGACTTATCATATTTAAGAAAATTGTCAGTGAGTGTATAGGTTAAAACCTTCTTAGCATTAGAAACACGAATAATCTCAAGTTCTGTCTGTTCTAATAGGTCCTCAATTACAATAATATACTCTGTAGATGCATCTGGAACTGTATAAGAAAGAGTCAGTGGATATGGTGGAAGTCTAAGTATTTGCATTATTTACCGTAATAATTCGCTAATTCTTCAGGTGTCGCAAGGCGGACCTGCTTACGTGTTAGCCATTTTTCTGATGCTTCTTTGGTTACAATATTATAACCTGGGGTTAGTTGGCCAACCTTTACCCAATGCATACTTTTACTTGAATGTATTGCAATTTTTTCATTTGTTTTGCTTGGCTCAATAGCCTCTTTGTTGGGATCTGGAATAAAACTGCCTATTGTCTCCAATATCTGCATTTTTGTTGTTGCCCCATCTAGATTAATATTATTCTTTTTGGCATAGGACTTTAACTCAAAAACTGTTTTTGTAACTAATTCCTCAATTGTAATCATCATATCCTCCTAAGTTATTATACCAGAATGTGAAGAAGGGGGGCAGTTGTTACACCGCCCCCCCAAATCAACTATTTATGAGTATTACTCAGAAGTAGAGTTTGCATCTGCATAAGCAACTGCATCTAGTTCTTCCCATTGAATACCAAAGCGGACGAATACTGTGTATTCAATTGTATCCTTCTTTGGCTTGTATTCACGGTTTACAGTAATATCACGCTGGAATCCCCATACACGGTTTGATGGGAATGTCAAGTCGACGAAACCATCTGGGTAGTAAGGAACTTCCATTACATCAATTCCTAATACACGAGTTGTACGTGCATTACCAATTGTCTGTGCGTTTCCATCAAGGTAATCTTGACGGTTTGCAGGTGTACCTGCTGGGCGACCAGCAAATGCTTCTGCGATTGCATCGCCTAGTGTACCGTTATTTGAAACGATACCCTGGAAAGCATCTGTACCAGCGTAGAACTTTAGGTTCGACTTAACTGCACGATACTTACGTGGCATTGCAAGAATGATGTTTTGCATCACTGTTGGTGTCCAAGCATCATTAGAAACAGTAACAACTGACTCATGAGCATCGTTTACATACTGTCCACCTGTGTATACAGAGTTTGTAGTCTGCTTTACGAAACCGTTCATGATTGAAAGGAAATCACCTGTTGAACCGTCACCATTAATGGCAAGGTCTTCAATATCGTTTGCGAATGCATTTGTCATCAAGCGAACTAGATGATCTTCAAGTGCTCCACCTTCAATATTGTCTTCTAGTGATTCTGTAGAAACTTCCCAATCAAGACGAATCTTCTTTGTAGTAAGTTCTACCTTTGTAAATGTTGCACCAGCGTTTGTGTAGTTTGGACTACCCTGCGCTGCTGCACGAATGACACGCTCTCCAACGTTAACCTTTTCGATTTCCATTGTGTTTGCTCTCATCGTAACTCTACGACCATCCTTGGCGAGTACTGTTGCATCCCACACGTAGTCGATGAAGCGACGAGCCTGTTCTGGTGCAAGAATACCTCCTGCTGACCCAGTTGGGTTAACAGCGTTTTGTCCAGTTGTTACACCGAAGTTTGCTGTTGCTGTGTTACCGAGTTGTGATCCAACAGACGCTGCTGCTGAGTCTAGACCTGTAGCACTACCAACGCCACCTGATACGAGTGATCCCTGGGAGTTAAGTTCTGCTCCTGAGCCACCTGAACCTGGATAGTTCTTGGCTATATCTTTATCTTGTTCTGACATTATTTCACCTCCTAGTGAATATATTGTTAATTAAATAGGTCGGAATTTTTGAGGAAACGTCCGCCCCATAGGGATTTCTGAACCTTTACAGGCTCAAACTGCACGATCTCGCCTAGATCGCCAGACTTGCGGAAAGCGGTATCTTGCTCTACGGCATCTACTCTCTTTCCAAACTCATTGAACTGACCCTTGACCTGTGTTACTTCTGTAGACACATCGTCAATGGACTTGTTAAGTGCTGCAACCTGCTCATTAAGAGACTTAATGGTTGTAGCGAGATCGCCAAAGGCATTAGTAAGAGAGTTCTTGATTTCAGCAATTGCATCTGCAACTGATTCATCTGACTTTGCTACAGCAAGTTCGGCTTCAACTTCTGCAACAACGCTCTCTTCTTCTACTACTAGAGCAGAAGGAACTGCACCACCATCGTCTGACTTTTCAACAACAGTATCTGCTGGTGCTTCGTTAACGACTGCAGGAGTTTCTACTTCTGCTGGCTGTGCCTCTGGAGTAATTTCAACATTTTCAACTGCAGCATCTAATACTGCTTCTGTTGCTTCTGTCATTTTATTTACCTCCTTGGTAATCTTAATTGTACTAATGCCTTTAGCACTATCAACTAAGAACTTTATCATGTTTGCTTTTTCGTCATCATTCTTTTCTACGAAACCAATGTTTTCCATGTTCTTACCACTAACTGGGCTTGCTTCTGTTTCTGAGTCAGATACTAATACAATACCGTTTTCGGAATCGTAAAAAACATTTTCAATAACAGTGTCTGCAGATGTTCCAGTTACAACACTCTGACCATTTACTTTTTCAACAGAGATGATGCTTGCAAATTGATTTGCTGGGCTATCAACTAATGACAATTCATAAAGGTCATAATCTTTAATAATGCGAATTGACTTATCTAGGTCTGCATTATAAGCATCGTCCCAAACCTTGATATTGCCACCAATAGAAAAACCAGTGTATGTGCCATCTAGGACTTTCTCCCAGGCATTTTGTGCACCCTTTGAAACATAAGCAGAGACATAAACTCCGTTATAAAACTTCTTTGAATTTGGATCAAAATAGCGATCTTCTTTAAATGAGATCATTCTTCCTACTGCTGATGGCTGATGCATTTCTCTTAGGTTACCCTTGAAATTTTTAAATGCCTGAACGCTTGCTTCTGCTGTAACAATATCATCTTGCTTGTCAATATTATCCAAAGATGCAAATCCAGAGACCATACGACGCTCTACATCTACCTTACCAATAGGCATTGACAGACGTAGGCTATCCTTGTCTGTTGTCCAATTTGCCTTGTTTATTATCATATCAGAATCCATTATACCAAATGTTTTAATAGATTTCTCAATTATTGAGATGATCTACCTTCACCCGCAGGATTGCGTCCAGCAACTGTACTTGGAGAGTCAGAGTTGTTATTTGTTCTTTCTGTATCTCTCGCTCTGTTACCAGAAAGATTTGCGGCGGCATCAGTTGCCTGTCTTGGAGTCATGACAAAAGGTTCATCGCCATCTTTGCGTTGTGGCAAATCAAGAGCCTGACGAGCCTCATTTGGCATCATAATCTGAGTCTTAACAAGTCTTTCAAGAATCTGTGATTGAGCAATTTCATCTGTAAGGGTTAGTTCATTAAACTTAAGTTCAAGAACATCTGTCTTTTCTTTAATAATCTTATTAACGACCTTCTCTAAATGATGTTGTGCTGGTCTAGCAACCTGCTCTTTAAATGTACGATCTTGGGAGAGTGCTGCTGCCAAACCAGAATCTGAACCACCAAGTTTAGATATAGGAACCTGATGGGCAATT